CCTTGGTGGTAATCAATTAACTGTAGATGAAAAAGGAATGGCTTCTATTGTTGTGGCAGTATTATTAGACAACCCAGGTTTTGACAATCTAAATGAATTGACTAAACAAATAGACGAGGGTGTAATAAGCTTTATTAATGATATTGAAAAACTTCTTTTAATTATCGATTAAAGTTGACTAATAAACTTAAATTTCAATTTTAATGAACTACAACATTATCGCTGTAGTAAATATACAAAAGATACTGATGAAGAGGAGGGTTTACAGTAAATGACAACAGAAGAAATTTTACGGAAATTTAATCAAGACAAAATATTGAAATTAGTGGCAGCATTGTTTATTGATTTAATTGGTTGCACATCATATTTGATTCCTGGCATTGCTGAAATAACGGATTTTTTTTGGGGACCAATAAGTGCAATATTGATTTTTGCTTTGTTCAAGAAAAGCTGGAAAGTTGCCCTTGGTGGTGCTGTTGTAGGCGGATTAGAAGAACTTTCAACGGGATTTGATTTTATTCCTACAGCAACATTGGTCTGGGTTGCTTTATATGTAAAAGATAAGGAAAAAACTTTGTTAGGATACCTTGAAAATAAGAAAAGAGAAGAAGAAATCATAAGCAATTTCCAGAAGAAAATTGATGACAAGTGAAATAAATGACTAATTTATACTGAAACGATAAATTTTAATTTATAATATTAACACATAAATTATAGTACACGTTTCTATTTTATAAAAACTAACTACTAAAAAACAAGGCATCTATTTTAAAATAGGTGTTTTTTTCATACCCAATTTAAAGGAGAGTGATGTCTATGGGTATATTGCAAGGAATTTTCAAGGCCCGTGATAAGCCTAAAGATAGCCTAAGCGGAAGTCGCTATAGTTTCTTTTTCGGAGGAACAACTGCTGGAAAACCTGTTAATGAACATACAGCAATGCAGATGACTGCGGTCTATTCATGTGTACGAATACTAGCAGAAACATTAGCAGGTCTTCCCCTACATGTTTACAAATACAACGATAACGGTGGTAAAGAAAAATACCTAAAGCATCCGTTATATAAATTGCTCCACGATGAACCAAACCCTGAGATGACTTCATTCACTTTCCGTGAAACGCTGATGAGTCATCTTTTATTATGGGGCAATGCTTATGCGCAAATAATCAGAAATGCTCGTGGAGAGGTTATTGCTCTTTATCCTTTAATGCCAAATAAAATGACAGTCGACCGTGATAAAAACGGCCGGCTTTTTTATTTGTACCAGAGAAGCATTGAGGACTCACCCACTCTAGGAAAAGATAATCTAGTCTATCTTGATCCATCGGAAGTTCTTCATATACCCGGATTAGGTTTTGATGGATTGGTGGGCTATTCCCCTATTGCTATGGCTAAAAACGCAGTAGGTCTAGCCATGGCAACTGAGGAATACGGAGCTAAGTTTTTTGCTAATGGTGCAGCTCCAGGTGGGGTGCTTGAACATCCTGGAACAATCAAGGATCCACAGAAAGTAAAGGAAAGTTGGAACTCAGCTTATCAGGGTTCAGCTAATTCACACAGGGTTGCTGTCCTTGAAGAAGGTATGAAATATCAACCCATAGGAATCTCTCCGGAACAAGCACAATTTCTTGAAACAAGGAAGTTTCAGATAAACGAAATTGCCCGTATTTTTAGAGTTCCACCCCATATGTTAGCAGACTTGGAGAAATCATCTTTCTCCAATATAGAGCAACAGTCATTAGAATTCGTTAAATACACACTTGACCCTTGGGTTGTGAGATGGGAGCAAACAATGTTCCGTTCACTTCTTATGGAAAGTGAAAAATCCACTGTCTTCATCAAGTTTAATGTTGATGGCCTTCTTCGCGGGGATTATGAAAGTCGTATGAGTGGCTATGCAACCGCAAGACAGAATGGATGGATGAGTGCTAATGATATACGAGAGCTTGAGAATCTTGACCGAATACCTGTTGAACTTGGAGGGGATATCTATCTCATTAATGGAGCAATGACAAAATTACAGGATGCAGGTTTATTCGCAAAAACTACAGAAAGAGAGGAAACCAAATGAAGAAATTCTGGAACTGGGTCAAGGATGAAAAATCCGACACCCGAACGCTCTACCTCGATGGCGTAATTGCCGAGGAGTCATGGTTTGATGACGATGTCACCCCACATGCATTTAAAGCAGACTTAAATGCCGGTGAAGGTGACATTGTTATATGGCTTAATTCACCTGGTGGCGATTGTATTGCAGCCAGCCAGATTTACACCATGCTCATGGACTACAAAGGCAAAGTAACTATAAAAATTGACGGTATTGCAGCTTCTGCGGCTTCAGTAATCGCTATGGCAGGAACGACTGTATTTATGGCACCTACTGCACTGATGATGGTTCATAACCCTTTGACAGTAGCCATCGGTGATAGTGAAGAAATGCAAAAAGCCATCTCAATGCTATCAGAGGTAAAAGAAAGCATCATCAATGCTTATGAGATAAAGACCGGCTTATCAAGGACCAAGCTTTCACATCTTATGGATGCAGAAACTTGGCTTAATGCAAACAAGGCAATTGAACTTGGCTTTGCAGATGACATTTTGGAGGATGAGAAAAAACGTGTCCAACAAGATGATTTCACATACGCATTTAGCCGCAGGACTGTCACAAATTCACTGCTTAGCAAAATGTGTCCTAAAGATACCAAAAAAAGTACAACCGCTGACTCACTGGAAAAGCGGCTCAACAACATCATTCATTAATAGGAGGAAAAAATTATGAATAGAATTTTAGAACTGCGCGAGAAACGTGCAAAAGCATGGGACGCTGCTAAAGCGTTCTTAGATACAAAACGTGGCACAGACGGACTTATCTCCACTGAAGACGAAGCAACATATGACAAAATGGAAGCCAATGTAATTGCTCTTGGCAAGGAAATTGATCGTTTGGAAAAACAGGCCATATTAGATGCTGAACTTAATGCTCCTATGGCAAACCCACTGACAGGTAAACCTGCAAATCAAAAACTGGACAATAAAACTGGAAGAGCCTCTGACGAATACAAAAAAGCATTCTGGAATGCAATGCGTACTCGTGCCGGTGAAGGTCTCGACCCCACCATAAGAAATGCTCTACAAGTTGGTACAGACACTGAAGGTGGATATTTAGTACCTGATGAGTTTGAGAGAACTCTTATAGAAGCACTTGAAGAAGAAAATATCTTCCGTACATTGGCTAATGTCATTACAACATCTTCAGGTGACCGCAAGATACCTGTTGTGGCATCAAAAGGAACTGCATCATGGATTGATGAGGAAGGTGCAATTCCTGAAGCAGATGATAGCTTTGGTCAAGTGTCAATTGGAGCCTATAAGCTTGGTACTTTAATCAAGGTTTCTGAAGAACTATTAAACGATAGTGTGTTTAATTTGGAAGCCTATATCTCTAAAGAGTTTGCAAGACGTATTGGCAACAAGGAAGAAGAAGCATTCTTCACTGGTGATGGTTCTGGTAAACCAACAGGAATATTTGCAGCCACAGGAGGCGCACAGCTTGGTGTAACAACAGCAGGTGCTACTGCTATTACTCTTGATGAAGTGCTTGATTTATTTTATTCCTTAAAAGCACCTTATCGTAATAAAGCTGTATTCGTTATGAATGATGTAACAGTAAAAGCAATTCGTAAACTAAAAGATGGTCAAGGCCAGTACCTATGGCAGCCATCAATACAAGCTGGAACACCCGATACTATCTTAAACCGTCCGTTGTATACATCTTCCTATGTGCCTGCTATTGCAGCTGCAGCAAAGACCATAGCCTTTGGTGATTTCAGCTATTACTGGGTTGCAGACCGTCAAGGGCGTGTGTTTAAGAGGTTAAATGAGCTTTATGCTGTAACAGGTCAAGTAGGCTTTGTAGCTACTCAACGTGTGGATGGAAAACTGATTCTGCCTGAAGCTATTAAAGTACTTCAACAGAAGGCGTAATGGAGGTCTCTTATGAGTTATTCAACTAAGAACTATACTGAACAAGGTGGAGAAAAAACCGTCATTGGCGGTACTCTTGAAATTAAGAAAGGAGCCTCAGTAACGGGGCTTCCTGCAGCTAAAAACCAAGCTGCAAGCACTGCAACTACTGTAGCAGGTTTAAAGGATAATTTTAATGAACTTCTTCTTAAACTTAAAGATTCAGGATATATGGTACCTGATGACTGGAATGTGTCTGTTGCAAAAATTTCAACACCATCCGGTGAAGAACTTATTGCAAATCAAAGCAAGGTTACAGATATATCTATTAAAGATGACATTATTGCTGTGTCTGTAGACGTTGATGAACTTGTAGTATTCCCCAGTTCCAATCCGGCACAAGGTACACACAAGTGGA